GGAAGAAACTTACATGAGTCTTACACCCGGTGAAACTATTATCGGTAAAAATGGTCAACCTGTTAAGAATGCATCTGAATACGATGAAGGTACTGCATTTATAAGAAGTGATCGTGCTAATGCAGGGGAAATTGTTGATGAGTCATTTGACATTTCTGAAGACGTTATTAAAGACGGAACTAAATTTGAAGATAATTTAAGTGACTTTGGAGAATGATTAAAAAGTTGACAACGACAATCCCTCCTTTAAAAGGTCCTAGCTCACAAGGGTTGAAAGTTCCCTTAAAACAAGTTAAAACAATTACAAAAGGAAAAATAAATGGCCGAAATAGACAAAGCCCTACCAAACGTAAATAACGCAGTTGAAGTTGAGAGACCAGAATTAGAAGTGGATCTTATAGATCAAGGTACTGAGTCTGATGTACCTTTTGATGTTACACAACTAGAAGATGGCGGAGTTGAGTTAGACTTTGAACCTGGCATGAAAAAAATTCCTGGTACAGAAAATCATTTTGACAATTTAGCAGATTTATTACCTGACGATATTTTAGATCCTATCGGATCTGAGATGCAATCTAATTACACAGACTACAAAGCATCAAGAAAAGAATGGGAAGATAGTTATGTAAAAGGTTTAGATCTTTTAGGTTTTAATTATCAAAATAGATCAGAACCATTTCAAGGAGCATCAGGTGCAACGCACCCAGTTCTTGCAGAAGCTGTTACACAGTTTCAAGCAGGAGCATACAAAGAATTATTACCGGCTGAAGGTCCGGTTAGAACACAAATTTTAGGTAATGTTGATCAAGCAAAAGAACAACAATCACAAAGAGTAAAAGACTTTATGAATTACCAAATTATGGATGTCATGAAAGAGTATGAACCAGAATTTGATCAGATGTTATTTCATTTACCATTAGCAGGTTCAACATTTAAAAAAGTTTACTATGATGATCTATTAGAAAGAGGAGTATCAAAGTTTGTGCCAGCAGATGATTTAGTTGTTCCATATTCTGCTACTTCATTAGAAGATGCCGAAGCAATTATTCATGTAATTAAAATTTCTGAAAACGATTTACGTAAACAACAAGTTAATGGTTTCTACAGAGATGTAGAATTAACTAAACCGTCTGACGTAGAAGATAAAGTTACTAAAAAAGAAAGAGAACTAGACGGAACTAAAAAAACCGGCAGCGTAGAAGACATGTACACTTTATTAGAGTGTCATATTAATTTAGACCTAGAAGGTTTCGAAGACATGGGACAAGACGGGGAACCAACAGGAATTAGACTTCCTTACATTGTAACAATTGACGAAGGATCAAGAGAAGTATTATCTATTAAGAGAAACTTTGAACAAAACGATCCTAAAAAACAAAAGATAAATTATTTTGTTCATTTTAAATTTTTACCAGGTTTGGGGTTCTACGGTTTTGGTCTAATTCACATGATTGGTGGGTTATCTCGTACGGCGACCTCTGCTTTAAGACAGCTCTTGGATGCGGGAACGCTTTCTAATCTGCCAGCAGGTTTTAAACAAAGAGGGATAAGAATAAAAGATGAAGCAAAACCAATTCAACCTGGAGAGTTTAAAGATGTAGATGCTCCTGGCGGAAATTTAAGAGATGCTTTTTTTCCTTTACCTTACAAAGAACCTTCTCCGACATTATTACAATTAATGGGTATTGTCGTACAAGCAGGTCAAAGATTTGCAGCTATTGCTGATATTCAAGTAGGAGATGGTAATCAAGGTGCTGCAGTAGGTACAACTGTTGCATTATTAGAACGTGGATCAAGAGTTATGTCTGCAATTCACAAAAGATTATATTCTTCACTAAGACAAGAGTTTAAAACACTAGCAAAAGTATTTGCTACATACTTACCACCAGAATATCCTTATGATGTTGTCGGTGGAGAGAGAAATATTAAATTAACGGATTTTGACGACAGAATAGATATTATTCCAGTTGCTGATCCTAACATATTCTCAATGTCGCAAAGAATTACAATTGCACAAACAGAATTACAATTAGCAACTTCTAATCCTGAGTTACATAACATGTATGTAATTTATAGAAAAATGTATGAAGCATTGGGTGTAAAAGATATAGATAAAATTTTACCTCCCCCTGCTCCACAAGAACCTAAAGATCCAGCATTAGAGCATATTGATGCATTGACTCAAAATCCTTTTCAAGCGTTTAGAGGACAAGATCACCAAGCTCATATGACTGCTCATTTAAATTTTATGGAAACTAATCTAGTTAGAAATAACCCACCAGTCATGGTTTCTATTCAAAAAAATATTTTAGAACATATTTCTTTAATGGGACAAGAACAAGTTGAAATGGAATTTGCAGAACAAGTACAACAAATGCAAATGATGCAACAACAAGCACAAGCGAATCCACAAATGAAACAGCAAGCTGAAATGCAGACTCAACAATTGTCTATGAAAATTGAAGCAAGAAAAGCTGTATTGATTGCTGAGATGACAGAAGAGTTTATGAAGGAAGAAAAAAGAATTACATCACAATTTGATTCTGATCCTTTACTAAAACTAAAATCACGAGAAGTTGATCTTCGTGCAATGGAAAATGACCGTAAACAACAAGACATGAAAATGAAAAATGAACTTGAAAGAGCTAAACTCGTTCAAGATCAAGCTTCTACGGATCAAAAACTAAATCAAAACGAAGAATTAGCAGGTTTAAGAGCTGAAACGTCTATTGAAAAACAAGAAATGGCGAATGAGAACAGATTAATACTTGCTAACATGAAACCAAACAGATAAAAGGAATATATTATGATGAATTACAAAACAGGCGGCAAAAAAGTAGTAATGCCCGAGCAAGAAAAAGTAGTTGACTCTAGATCAGAGAAAAGTTTTAGAGGAAAAAGCTTTATTGCTAAAGGCGACTCTAATCCGGTTAAAGGTACTGGTGCTGCAAGAAAACAAAAAGACGTAACCTGGTATTAGTATGTGGTTTTCAGCTATTAAATTAGCCGTCTCAGCTGGTAGTAAAATTTATGCTAACAAGCAGAAGACTAAAATGGCAATGTCAGATGCACAACTAATGCATGCGTCTCGTATGGCCGAAGGAAAAGAAGCTTACCAGGGAAAACTATTAGAAGCCCGTCAGTCAGATTGGAAGGACGAGGCAGTTTTAATAATTTTAAGTTTGCCAATAGCAATCCTGGCCTGGGCAGTCGTAAGTGACGATCCAACAGCAATGGACAAAGTAAAGCTATTTTTTGATATGTTTTCAGAGCTACCTAAATGGTTTACTAATTTATGGATACTTGTTGTAGCATCTATTTATGGTATAAAGGGAACACAAATATTTAAAAACGGAGGAAAAAAATAATGCCAGGAAAAGAAATTAAAGGAAGAAGTAAAAGAGCAATGTATAGCAATGGTAAGTTAGTTGGTAATCAATCTAAAATAGATGTAGCTCCACCAAAAGGAGTTATAAATGAAAAAGATTTTAAAGTACTTAACCAAGCCAAATCAAAAGCAAAAACTATGAGAACAACAGCTAAGGCTGGCGGCATGATGAGAAAAAAAGTCATGGGCGGTGGTAGTATGATGAGAATGGAAAAATCTATGGGTGGCGGACTTTACGAAAATATTAAAAAGAAAAAAGATAGAATTGCAGCGGGTTCAGGTGAGAAGATGAGAAAAGTCGGAGCTAAAGGTGCACCTACTGCTCAAAATTTTAAAGACGCAGCAAAGACAGCTAAGAAAGCGTAATGTTAAAGTCTAGAGGCGTAAGTAGAATACTTCTTAAAAACGGTAGTTCTCCTGCGTGGACTAGAAGCGAAGGTAAATCAAAGTCTGGTGGATTGAATGAAAAAGGACGTAAGTCTTATGAAGCAGCTAATCCAGGATCTGATTTAAAAGCACCTCAACCGGAAGGTGGAGCAAGAAAGAAATCATTTTGTGCTAGAATGCGTGGAATGAGAAAAAGACAAAAACCAAGCAACAATACAGGTGACGATAGATTATCTAAGTCACTAAGAAAGTGGAAATGTTAATATGACAAAAAAAGCAAAACTACAAAAAGTAATTAAAGGCTTAAACAAAGCTTCTAAATTACATGCAGGCCAAGCTAAAGTATTAAAAGGCATGGTAAAAAAAGACAAGACAAAGAAAGCCTAAATATGATGGACCCATTAGTAGTCGTATCTAAAATGCAAAAAATGATGCGAGATAGCTTACAAAGAGTCGGCGATGCCATGATAAGTGGTGGTGTTGACAATATGGAAAAATACCAGTATATGTTAGGGCAAGCAAGAACATATCAATATCTATTACAGGAAATCTCTAACCTGCTAGAAGAAAAGGAGCAAAAAAATGAGCACGGAAAAGTTGTCGACATCAATGAAGGAAGTTCCAAAACATAGGAACGCACTTTCAGAAAAGTATAAAGAAGAATCTAAAGGTGAACGAGAACCTTTAAATCCAGAAAATATCAAAGACGTAAAAGATCAATTACCGGAACCCTCTGGTTATAGACTTTTAGTTTTACCTTTCACACCGAAAGAAAAAACTAAGGGTGGAATAATTATGGCTCAAGAGTCTTTGGAAAAATTAAGGATAGCTACAAATTGTGGTTATGTTTTAAAAGTTGGACCATTAGCATATTATGACAAAGAAAAATTTCCTACAGGACCTTGGTGTAAAAAAGGTGAGTGGGTTGTCTTTGCAAGATACGCTGGATCACGATTACCAATAACTGGCGGAGAAGTCCGTCTTTTAAATGACGATGAAGTTTTAGGAACTATAAAAGATCCTGAAGCTGTGTTGCATAACATATAAACATAGAAGGAGTAAAACTATGCCAGAAACTGAAAAACAAGATCTAGTTGACATTGATACATCGGGACCCGGTGCTGATGTTCAATTAGAAGAAGAAACAGTAACGGAAGCACCAGCAGAAGAAGTTGTTGTTGAAGAACCTGAAGTTGAAACTAAAGTTGAGACACCAAAAGTTGAAACTAAAACTGAAGAACCAAAAGAAGAACTTGAAGAATATAGCGAAGGAGTTCAAAAAAGAATTTCTAAACTTACTAAGAAATGGAGAGAAGCAGAAAGACAAAGAGAAGCTGCTTTAGAATTTGCAAAAGGAGGCCAAGTTGAATTAGAACAATTAAAAGCAAAAGTTTCTAAACTTGAACCTGGTTATGTAAATGCTCTAGAAGGTAAGATAAAAACTGGTTTAGAAGCGGCTAAGGCACAACTATTGAGAGCAAGAGAAGCTGGAGATATTGATGCTGAAGTTAATGCGCAAAAAGAAATTGGTAGAATTGGTATTGAAGAATCTAAAGTTAATACTTTAAAAAATAGATATCAACAACAAGCAGCGCAAGCGCCTGCTGCACCTAGAACATTAGATCAAGCTGTTCAAGCACCTCCTGCAGATCCAAAAGCAGAGGCCTGGGCAGACAATAATGATTGGTTTGGTAAGGATAATGCAATGACTTATACTGCATTTGATCTACATGATAAGCTAACCAAGAACGAAGGTTTTGATCCACACTCAGACGATTATTATAAAGAAATAGATAGACGAATGCGTCTTGACTTTCCTCATAAGTTTGATAAACAAGTGGTATCGGAAGGAACGACCAAACCGACACAAACAGTAGCGTCAGCAACGCGAAGTGTCAAACCTGGTCGCCAAACTGTGAGACTCACATCATCACAGGTAGCAATTGCTAAAAAATTAGGTGTGCCATTAGAAGAGTATGCGAAACAATTAAAAATC